GTCTTTCGTTGGCTTGCCTACCGCTACTGCTGGCACCGTGACGTTCTCCGGTACTGCTGGGCTAACCGGTACGTTGTCCATGTCGTCACAATCTGCCGGCGGTACCAACCACGCTACGGTCGTAAAGCGATATGTAGCACCCGTTACTGGTGCTACACAGACAATCATCGTGACAGGCACTCAGCTTGATGCCGGTGGTGCGATCTACTTCGACTGCTACTGGTTTGAGGCATTGGCTGCTCCAGTAGTATTGATGTGTAACGTAGCGAAGCTGACTGCTGCTGGCTATGCTAGCTATGGTGGATGGGCAGGTACTGAAGCCCAAAAAGATGCTGACGTCGACAACTTCAATGCTGATCTAGCAACGGTTGTAGCTGAGTTCGACTCGATGGTCCAGATCGTCGATATCGATACAGCAATGGCAAAGAGCACGTTGCTATTCGGTACTGATGGAGTCCACCCAACAGAGCCTGGTGCTGCTAAGTGTGCTGACGCTTGCTGGGATGCTCTACAGCGGTGTCGTCCTACTTCAACGTATGGTAGAGCTGCTCACTTCAATCCATCGTCTCGTCGTGTTAGTGCACTACCTGCCAATCGACTTTCCGGCTCTTGGTACACAGCTGACTTCCGAGATGTTGGTAGCAACTACACTACAGTCTCAGGCGACCAATGGTCTTTGCCATTTTATGTTACTGGTGGTCGCGAGCGATGGATTCAAGCATGTACGGAGTTAGTCACATCAACAGTTAGCACTACCATTCGATGGGGTATCTACGACGATCGAGGCACAGACATAGGACTTGGTTATCCTCAGAACCTGATCGTTGAGTTGACTATTGCTGGTGTCCTAACTCTTGCTACAGGCGCGGGAGTAAAGGTATCTCCAACCATTCCTACCGCTGGATCTATCAACCTGGCGGTGGACCCAGGCTTGTACTGGTTGGTTATGAAGATCTGCACTGTAGGTACTACGACAATGCGTACCTTGTCTGGACCATGTCCACATATGCCTAACCTAAGCACTACAGGTCTTGTTCTAAATGCTACTGGTGGGCCAATGGGATACAAGCTAACCGGACAAGGAACAACTGCTTTACCTTCTGTTCACGTTGCTGGTGGTGCGCTTTCCGATAACGTTCCGCTCTTTGGTGTAAAGCTGTTCTGATACTATGTCCTTACTGATACTGCTTAAGGGATCATCCGCGTCACAAACTGTGACCGCGGGTAGTGTCTCTAGCAGTGCAGCAGTTGGACAACCGAGTATCACGACAACCGTAACTGTAAGCGTACATGGCATTCCAAGTAGTGAAAAGCTTGGCAGTCTAAGTACGACGATCGTTACAGCAGTTAATGCTCAAGGCATCTCATCGTCGGAACGCCTTGGTCAACCGTCAATAAGTATCACAGTACCAACTCAAGGCATATCGACTAGCGCAGCTATAGGCAATCCGAATGTAAGTACAGTATCGTCTGTAGTATCTCATGGCATATCAACCTCAGAACAGCTTGGTCAACCAAGTGTAACTACTACAGTCACCGTTCAAGCTCAGGGCATTACTTCGTCCGAACGTGTAGCTTCACCTGCACTAACAACCACAGTTACAGCACAAGCTACAAGTGTCAGTTCGTCAGAGGCGGTTGGCCAACCAAGCATAACGGTTATTACTGCAGCCAATCCACAAGGTATACCGTCTTCTGAACTTCTAGGTCAGCCGACAATAACTACAACGGTAACTGTACAAGCTCATGGCATACCGTCTAGTGAAGCTGCAGGCAGTCCGAATGTTAACACAGCTTCGTCTGTACTAATAGCTCAAGGCATTCCAGGCCAACAAGCTATCGGACAACCAAGCATTACAACTACAGTTACAGTCAATGCACAAGGTATACCATCTTCAGAACGGTCTGGCAATACCAATGCAGGCACAATCACCTCAGTCCAGGCGACCTCAATCGAATCGTCTGAACGCCTTGGGCAACCAAGTATCACTGTCATTGCTACGATTAACAGTCAAGGCATTGCAAGCTCTCAGCTGGTTGGTAATGCGACTGTCACGTCGGTAGCAACAGTACAGGCTCAAGGAATTCCTAGTTCGGAAAGACTTGGGCAGTCATCAATAGCGACTACAGTTACCGTACAAGCTCAAGGTATTACCAGTTCGCAAAGGCTCGGACTATCTGCAGTAACAGCTGGTCCAGTTACAGTTGTACCAGGCTCTATCAGCTCGAGACAAGAACTTGGTCATGTCCAGGTAAGTCTAGGAGCACTAGCACTTACTATAACAGCACATGGAATAGTAAGCCAGCAAGTTGTCGGAACTCCTTACATTGGTAACGTTGTCGAAATCGATATGGTTTGGATCAACGAACCTGGTACTATTCAGTGGCGAGTAGACAAGCCAGTCGCTTGGTATGACGAAGTACCTACGCTCCAATACATTGAACCCCAAGTTATAATAGATGTCGTCGAGTGATTATCTCGGCCCTGTGGGAGGTGGAAAGACAATGGACCCGGTTGACCCTGGTAGCGTAGCACTTTCACGGTGGCGTGAGGTAGAGCTGCAAGAGTTGCTTGCGACGCACAATGTTGTTGGGGCTAATAACTCTGGCGGTTCTTACATCGTTGTGTCAGAGCGACCTGAAGGCAGCATTAGGCTGACTGTTCCGAATATCGATCTCGGCTTTGGAATGGAAGAGCTTGGTTACACTTCCATGAGTCCTTGGACTGCATGGACGCGTGATGAGCTTATTCCAGAGTTGCGAGACAAGCTCGGTATTCGTAAGTGGTACGACATGAAGCGTAACGATGGAACAGTTCGTGGTACGCTTCGTCAACTCAAGACACCCATCCAAGCAGCTCACTGGTTTATGCAACCAGCGAGTGAAAGTACTCTGGACAAGAACATTGCACAGTTCGTAGAGGATTGCCTGTTCGAGGATCTGAATGTAGACTGGTCACAGGTTCTTGACGACGTACTGTTGATGTTCGAGTATGGCTACATGGTCTTCGAGAAGGTGTACAAGTTCAACGATGACGGAAAGGTCGTTCTTCGGAAGCTTGCACCTCGACACCCACTTGACATTCGTGAGTGGGTGTTTGACGATCGTGGTGGTCCTGCAGGCATCATCATGGAGCCATTCGTTCCTTATGGAAACCAGTTCGATGTAGGCTTTGGAACGTTCAACAATGTCAATCCTGGATTGAACCTGGGACAGTTCATCCCGATCAAGAAGCTGGCGATCTTCTCCCTCGAACCTGAAGCTGGAGATCTTCGTGGTATCTCAGTACTGCGATCGGCATACAAGCACTGGTACTACAAGGATACGCTTTACAAGATCGATGCAATTCAGAAGGAGCGACACGGCATCGGGGTTCCTGTTATTAAGCTGCCTCCTGGCTTTTCGAAGGACGACAAAATCCTTGCCGACGAGCTCGGTCGTAACCTTCGTACTAATGACCGTGCACATATCGTTGTTCCCTCGAACTGGGAAATCCTATTCGCGAAGCTTGAAGGGCAGCCGGTTTCGTGTATCGAGTCGATTGAGCACCACAACGCACAGATCATGGTTAACATCCTTGCACCCTTTATGAGTGAGGCGAACATATCTGATACGTCGACAGATATGTTCTTCAAGTCTACTCGGTACTTGGCACAGTCTGTAGCTAACATCTTCAACCGTCACATCATTAGGCAACTTGTTGATCTGAACTTCAAGCGAGGTAAGTACCCGAAGCTTCGTGCACGTCGTATTGGCGAGTGGAACGATCTTCGTACACTCAGCTTTGCAATTCGAAACTTCGTAGGTGCTGGCCTTATCACGCCTGACGATACACTTGAGGCTCAGCTTCGAGAAGAGACAGACTTGCCACCCATGGATAAGGCGACACAGCGGCTTGTTGGTGTACTAGCCCCACAGGTAGATGATACTGAGGGAGACTCCAACAGTCCTAAGGCGCCTGAACCTGGTAGGGCGGGAGCACCTCGACAGAAAGCCGCGCCAGCCGCTAAGGCTCCGTCGCCGACTAAGGGGAGGGATGCTTCGGGAGGTTAATATATTCAGATATAATGAATTGTAGGCCTGTACTAGATGAAGATGATATAATCAGGTGAGGAGGTACCGCTAAGATGGACAAGCACTTTGGCTGGTGGGTTGATCTCGCAAAGGTCACCCTAAGTGATACAGGCGGAGGTGCTACGACTTGGGTGCATGCCCTTCCGTACGGTACGTATCAGCATCCGTTGTACGGCAAGATGGATTTCGATGCGTCCAAGCTAACCGCGCTGGCTAATAGTGTTAAGACCAAGACGCGCGGTATCGATCCTGATATCGACTACGATCACAAAGCCGATCCTGTAAAGGGTAATTTGGCTGCTGGTTGGGTTAAGGACGCTGAGGTTCGCAACGACGGCTTGCACTTGCAGGTCGACTTTACACCTGCAGCTACCAAGTCGATCAAGGATAAGGAGTATCGTTACTTCTCGGCGGAGTTCGTTGATGCCTGGCAGGATGCTAATGGCACGACACACAAGGATGTTCTGTTCGGAGGTGGCCTCACAAATAGGCCATTCATGAAGAACCTTCTGCCAGTAAATCTGTCAGAGCTCCTTTCCGAAGTACCGCCGCCCGTTCCACCCACCCAGGAGGCAGAAGTGGATCTGAAGAAGCTGTGTACGCTTCTTGGTCTGCCTGAGACTTCGACCGAAGAGAATGTACTCGCCAAACTGGGTGAGATGGCCTCGGGCGTCGTGAAGTTGACGGAAGACGTTAAGAAGTTGACTGATGAGAACGAGAAGCTCAAGAAGGACCCGAATGCGGGTCTGGATCCTGAGCTGATGAAGCTCGTCGAAGCAAGTCCGGCATTCGCCAAGATGTTTGCAGATAGCCAGGCGAAGGACCAGAAGCTTACCGAGATGCAGCAGGCGATGCGCCTCACCGAGGTCAACGCTCAGCTGGGTGAGCTCCAGCGTGGGAAGACGTTCGCGTTGGCTCCTTCCGTCAAGGAAGACGTTCGCAACATCCTTTTGAAGTCGACTGGTGATGCTGCGAAGCTTCTTACCGAGTTGCTCAACAAGGTCATGGACGGTTCGGCTCTGGTCGATCTGTCCGAGCGCGGCCATGCTGGTCGTCGTCTGGACGATGTTGATGTAACTCGTCGTTTCAACGACATGATCAAGCAGTACATGGAAGCGAACAAGGACGCGGACTACGGTACCGCGGTCGAGGTTATTGCTCAGCAAAATCCTCAGCTGTTCAACGAGTACCGTGAGTCGACCTACCAATTCAAGGCGTAAGGGGAGGTGAACTAGATGGCTGGAGCCAATTACGTACTCGATAAGGGCTTTGATGTCCTTTCAACATACAACAGCTCGGCAGCTGCAGGCGTTACTGCGTTCCGTTGTGTCGCACTGACTTCTCCTGCAGGCAAGATCGACTTGAATGCTACTGCAACGGCACTGAGCATTGGTGTTGTTCAGGAGGGTGTTGATGCAGCTAAGGTTGCGACTGGTAAAGTCGTGGCCGATGTTCGTCTGATGGGTATCACGAAGGTTCGTGTGTCGG